GGAGGTGGCGCCGATCTCGCGGGCGGCGATCGAGAAGCGGGCGAAGGCGTCCACGCTCTCGCGCACTGCCACGCCCGTTCGCAGGCTGTCGCGATACAGCCGGTCGTAGATCTCACCAGCGCGCTCGACGGAGCCCAGCGCCGTGTTCAGCCGGCCCATGGACTGGGTCAGCGCGTCGCCGGCCACCACCACGGCGCGCAGCCCGGCGGCGAGGCCGGCGATCTGCACACCGCGAACGGCGACGTCGAGCAGGTCCAGCGCGCGGGAGGCACGATCGGCGCCGCCCTGGATGCGCTCCAGGCTGCGCTGGCCGGTCTCGCCGACCTCGCGCAGCTCCTGCTTGACCCGGGCGGCGTCGTCCAGCGACAGCCGGACCGAGACGCGGCGCGTGCTATCCGCCATGCGTCACGCCTCTTGCGTTGGTCGGGTGGTCAGGGCCCGGGGGGATCAGTGCGGCGCGCGGCGCTGCCGGCGGCGAGGCCCATGCGCATCGCCAGCAGCAGCTCCGCCGCAGCCCAGCCGGAGGCGCCCATCTCGCGGGCGGTGGCGAGTGATGCCGGCATGTCGAGGTCGAGGCCGGCCATGGTCGCCGTGGCGCAGGTGGTGCCGGCGGACCAGGCTGCAGCGCCCTCGACGCTGGCCGGGGCGTGCGCGGCGTAGGGGCAGGCCAGGCCGCAATCGCGATCGAGGACCGCGCAGCCGCGGCAATAGTCAGGGCCCTGGCCGAAGTGCCACTCGGCCCGAGCCCTTATCCGTTTCCCTCCAGGGCCACCGCGGCAACGGGGCCGGTGGCGCGATCCCAGAAGGCGGCCGCCATCTCGTCCATGTCCATCAGCCGCTCGACGGCCTCGGGCGAGAGCGGCAGCGGCTTGCCGGCAGCGTCGCCGACGCCCTCCCAGGCGGTCACGGCGTGGCGGGCCAGCGCCTTGACCAGGAAAGCGAAGGCCAGGCCGCGCGCCATGTCGGGATCCAGATCCTCGGACGCTGCGCGCAGCGCACCGAGGCGACGAGCCGAGCCGGCCTGGGCGGCGGCCATCACGGCGGTGGTGACGGGGCGGATTTCCAAGCGGACGCCGCGCGGCAGGTCGAGCCAGTACGGCTCGACCGGGAGGTCGAGGGTGAGCATTTCCAAATCTCCAATCGTTGCGAAGTAACTCCAGGCGCGGCATGCTTATTTGCCAGGCGGAGAACAACCTCATGAGTGACAGCACGCTTCACGAAGCATCCTCCATGGAGGACGCCGTCGCTCACCTTCGTGCTGACGGGAAAAACGTGACAAAGAGAGACTAACCATCGCGCTTGTAGGGCGCGGAGGAGCGGGAAAGAGCTCGCTGATAAATAGTCTTGTAGGCCGGAAGGTTTGCGATGTCGGAGCTACAACAGACACCACCCAGACGGCGGAGTTGCACGCATGGAAGCAGGTCGTCTTCGTCGACTTGCCCGGCTACGGGACGCGTGAGTTTTCATTGCAGAGGGTCATGGATGAGTTCCGTATCTCATCCTTCGACATGTTCATCTGGTGCGCAAACGGCAAATTCCTCGACGAGGACCTTACAGTTCACGATGCGCTTAAGGCCACGGGTAAGCCGATTATTTATGTGCGCACGCAGTGTGATAACATCTACGACGAGGAAAAATCGGATGAAGAAGTAGAAGCAGAGATAGCGGGCGATCTACATCGCTTAATCCAATTACGCGTCGAACTTCTCTTCGTGAGTACGAATCGACGCTACCCGAAATATCGTGAGAGACTCGCAAAGCTTACCGAGGTTATCGAGCTATACGCTATTGAGGCTGGTAAATCTAAAGTAGATATTCTTTATCGTGACTTTCAGGCATTCACGGAAGAATTCCTAAAAAAGAAGCGTAGCTCAGTGGAGGATATGGTCCTAACTCACTCCTTCATAGCTGCGGCAAACGGCATTAATCCGGTTCCAGGACTTAATATTGCGGTAGACATAGGCAACGTGCTCAAGATGCTCGACCGTGTTTCCACAGCATATAATCTCGACGTCATTGCAGCTATAGTGGCGTCGGGCTCCCCTCCTACGTGGCTTCTCGCTGCAAGAAACCTCGCTGCGCCCTTGGCTGCGGAAGGCGTTTTGCTCCTGCTGAAATCCGCTGGGACTCCTGCCATAATGCAGCAGGTCGGACGATACATCCCTATTCTTGGGATGCTCGTCTCCGCCGGTCTCGGCTACCTCATCGTGCGTTCGGTCGGGCTGAAGTATGTCGATGAATGCCACGAGGCCGCTGCGGGCTACCTTCGCGACACATTGAAGAAAGCTTAGGCGTACTCCGTCCCCGCCTGCTGGTTCCGCAGCACCGCCGTCATCATCCGCGTCACGGTGGCATTGAACGCCGCCCGGAAATCGAAGCTGGCCTCCACCCCCGCCGGTCCCTCGATCGGGGTTTTTGCCAGCGCCAGATAGACCTCGTGCAGCGTGATCGTCAGGCTGCGGTTGGCATCAATGGTGAAGGCCAGGGCGAATTCCGCCGAGGTTCCCGCCTGCGCCTGGGCGAGCAGCGTGGTGTTCTCGAATCGGACCGTGATCTGGCCGGTGCAGCGGGCGATGCCGGGATCCACGCCCTCCACGCGACGGTCGGCACGTATGGTGCGCACCGCCTCCATGCCGTTGGCGTAAGTGAGCCGCGCGCCGGTGACCTGCGCCAGCGCCGCACCGCTGCGCGTGATGGACCCCTGCGCCTTGTTGAACGCCGTGTAGGCCGCGCTGGTCGGCGTGCCGCCCGAGGTGGCACCGGTCCGCACCGAACCCTGCCCCAGCAGCCCGAAGGTGGCGGTCGCCGCGCCAGTCGGTGTGAAGTCCATCTCCAGCGTGTCGGCGCGCACGCCGGTGCAGACGTCGAAGGACGGCACATCCGGATAGCCGAGCTCCATCGCGTTGCTCGGCAGCGCGGCCGCGCCGGACGCGAAGGTGTGGATGAAGTTGGTGGTGCCGGTGGTGGTCGGTGCGCCGAGCAGCAGCCGCAGCCAGTGGCCGATGTTGATGAGATCGACCGGCACCACCGCCTGGCCAGCGACCGTCACCGTGTCGAGGAAGGGCGCCGCAGGATCGCGGTTGCTGCCCACCCCGATGACGTCGGCATCGAGCAGCGGCTGCTCCGCGCCGAGGTCGCAGGACAGGAACGGCATGCGCCGCCAGTTGCTGCCGGGTGCGGTGCCGTAGACGGTTTCGGGCAGCATGAGCAGGCGGCAGTTCGCGCCGATGGCACGGGGCATGGTCTTTCTCCTGAACGGGGATCAGGCCAGCGGCGAGCCGGCGACGGTGAACCAGAGGGTGATCGGGATGGCGGCGGCGCGGGCCGCGGCGGCGCCCTCGAATTCGACATCCTCGAAGGCGGCGCTGCCGGGCTGCGCCCATTCGACGGCACCACCCAGCGTGCGGCTTCCCGCAATCGCCGCGGCGATGTCCACCAGCAGCGCGTCGAGCAAGGTGTTGCGCGCGGCGGGCGTGGCGCCGGCGACGGTGACCTCGACCTCGGCGCGATGCTCAATCTGCCAGGCGAGCGGGGAGAGGATCGGCGTCTCCTCCACCGTCTCGCCGTCGCGGACGACGACCAGCCCGCCGGCGGGGACGCGCTGCGGAATTGTCTCGCCGCGCAGCACCACCGGCGCCGGGTTCCGAAGGGCCAGCGATGCGACGAGCCTGCTGTGCAGCGCCGCGATCGCCGTCTCACGGATGCTCATGTCCAACCCAGCATCAACGCGAAGAAGCGGCCCGTGACCCAGGTGAGCGCCAGGCCGATAGGGATAGCGGCCCAGGACAGCGCGACGAGCCCGAGCAGCAGCAGCAGAAAGCGCGCGCGCATGGTCATACTGTTCTCCCGCTTTCGCGTTCCCAGGCGGCGACGAACCGCCCCGGCAGGCGGCGCAGCCCGCGCTCAGCGGCGCCGCGCACATCGAGCCGCTTGGCGAGCTTCACCTGTGGCAGGAGCAGGAACATCGGCACCATCCCCTGCTCCAGCAGGCCGCGCGCCCAGGCCTCGCGGCCCTTACGGTTCGCGGTGCCGACCTCCGCAACGCCGCCAGCGACTAGACGGGTGCGTCGCCGCCGCCCGGTCTGCTCGCCCTGCCGCAGCGGCAGGCACCACACGAAGCCCCGGCCTGATTTGAACGGGCGGAGGAAAGCCTGCCCGGAGGCAACCATCTGCGCGGGCGTGACCCGCATGCCCTTTTCGCCGCGCCCGCGCCGTCCGCGCGCTGCATTAAACCCGGTCGGGATGGCCAGGAACTTCCCACCACCCTTGGCGCGGATTAGCGCACCGCGTTCGAAGGCGTCGATCACGTTCGGCACCTTGGTGAACACCAGCCCCGCCGGCCGCAGCGACTGGCCGCTCCGCGGGAAGATCATCGACCGCCAGGCATTGGCGATGCCTCGCGCGTTGCCCGAGAAAGCGGTGGTGACTTGCCGGCGCAACTCGGCTTTCACCTGATCGGTCTCGGCGCGGATGGCGGTCATCGCGGCACGCTCACCAGCGCGCACCTCATCGGCCAGGACCTGGCGCAGGTCGCCCACGATGCTGGCACCGAGCCGCATCGCTTACGAACCGCCGCCCAGCTTACGGTTCAGCACCCGCAGCAGCAGGTCATGCAGCGCGGCGTAGCCGAGCGTGCCGGCCATCCAGGCCACGGCGAACAGCCACCAACCGTCGAGTTCCAACGCCCGCGCCACCAGCCAGGCCCCGGTACCGAGGCTGCCGCCGGCCAGCGTGTGCAGCAGGAAGGCGCCGCTCAGCATCGGCCGGCCCGTCGAAGTCAGCCGCGCCACGGCCCCAAGCGCACCCAGGGCGCCGGCGAGCAGTGCCTCGCCGACAATGCCGCCGATGCGCTCCGGGTCGATCATGGCGGTTCTCCTAGCGGCGGCAGAAGACGCGCCAGGCGATGCCGGCGGCGTCGCGCTCGGCGTGCTGAACGGTCAGGGTCTCGGCGCCGAGGGTGAAGGTGTCATCGGCATCGACCGTGGACAGCACTGCCATGGCCACCGTCAGCACGTCGCTGGCCTGGATGACGCTGGTGCCGAAGGCGTCGCCCAGCCGGTCCGGCGCAGAGCGGATCACGCGGAGCAGGACCGGTGTCCCGGTCCCGCCCGCGCGATAGCTCGCATCCGTGCCGATGTTCGGATCCGCGGCCAGCGCGTCCATGGCGGCGGCGAAGGCACTCACGCCGGCCGCCGCAGCCGCCAGGCGAGCACGCCCACCACCGCCGCCACGATGACCGCGATGGCGACGGCTGGCGCCAGGGTGCCCAGTGCCTGGATGGCCGGCGCTGCCTGCGCCACGGCGGTGGCGATGCCCGCAGCACCCACCAGCACCGCACCGCGGCCGGTGCCCGTGACCGCCGCCACCTCGCGCAGAGTCGCTGGCTGCGCCGGCGGGACGCCAGCCAAGGTCAGGGCCCGATAGATCACGCCGGCCGGATAGGACAGTCCGGCACATTCATGGTGGATGATGGCCTCCACCAGCGGGCGCAGGTGATCATGCCGATGCAGGTCGATCGCATCATCCGCCCCGACGCCGATCCGCCGCGCCACCACCGCGATGTACGCGGCGGTGTCGTTCTCCACCTTGGGCGCCCAGCGTTCGATGATCGCACGTGGCGTCCGCAGCTTGTGGCGGTCCTGGTAGGTGACCAGCAGCGCCGCCAGCGCCCGGATGCCGAACTCATGGCTGGTGAACCGGCAGAAGCGCCCGTCTGACGGCGGCTCGGCCAGCCCCTGCCATTTGTTGGCCGGGACGTGCTCGATATTGCCCGGGTTGCGGTTGCGATAGCCCCGCGTGGCCTTGGGATCGATACTCACGTGCCGAGCGCCGGCACGCGGTTCAGCCACACCCGGACGGTGGTGTCCGCGGCCAGTGCCGCCAGGCTGGCGATGCCGACCTGAAAATTGCCGGCCGCGGTGGTGGTGATGCGTCGGTTGGTGTTGTCCCAGAAGACGCGAGCGCCGGCGGTAATGGCGACCGCTGGCTCCTTGGTGATGTCGAAGACGCCCTGGGTGGCGGCCTCGATGATGGCATTCTGCGCGCCATCGACGGCGGCGACACCGAACAGTGCACCGACCAGGACGCCCTGACCGGAGAGAATGCCGCCCGCATAGGGAACGGCGATGGCCAGGCTTTTGCCCGGCTGGACGTAGTTGCGCATGGCGATGGGGTCTCCAGAAACGCAGAAGCCGCCCGGTGGGGCGGCCTCTGCATGGGTTCACGATGGATGGGAGGAGCCGGGATCAGATGCCCGGGTTGAACCAGGCGCCGCGCCAGTCGATGGCGCCGACGCCGAAGTCGAAGATCACGCTGACCTCGACACCGTCCACGCCCTGGACATTGCCGGTGGTGACCTGCGGGCCCTCGGCGCCGTTCAGGTAGCCGTAGACATAGACGGGTGCGGCGAAGGGATCGGAGAACAGGTACCAGCGGTTAGCCGAGATCAACGGCTCTACCAGCGGCTGCACAAAGCCGGCATAGACGTTGGCGTTGCTGGTCTGCGTCGCCTGCACCGAGACCGTGAGCTGCCGCGCCGCGAGTTCCTGATTCGGCCCGACCAGCAGGCGCATCTGCGACCCCACCGCGATGGGCAACCCGTCGAGGGTCTTCTGGCGCATCACCGCAGCGCGGCCGAGCGCCAGGTTCGTCAGGTCGAGCAGCGTGCCGGCGCTGGCCTTGTTGGCACGGGCGGCACCGGTGGCAAACACCGGCGCGGCGCCGGTGACCAGCGTCGGGCCGTCGCCGTTGGCGCTGTTCACCAGCGCATAGGCCGTGGCGTTCTCGAAGTCGGCCACACGCCGGCCGATCATGGAGGCGAAGTCCGTGAAGGCGCCGAGATCATCGTTGACCAACATCTGGCGCGTGACGCGGATGCGGCGGGCAAAAGTCTGCAGGAAGACCAGCTCCTGGCTTTCCGACATGGTGCCGGCCTGGATTTCCCCGTTCTCCGACAGCGCCACCAGGTTGGGGAAGTCGCCCACGCGCAGGTGGCGGTGCGGCTTGAAGTCCCGGAAATCGCGGCGAAGGAACAGCGTCCGGTAGGTCGGCTGCGCCGGCGCATAGGCCGCCAGCAGCATCTTGTTGGCCGCGGCCGAGAGCAGCGCCGGGAAGTCGGAGGTGGTGTGGAAGGCGCGCTCGGCGAGGATGGTCGGGTTGCGCGGGATGTTCCGCTCGCCGCGGACGCGGAGCAATTCGCCCATCATGTCGGAGGGGCGCCAGCCCATGAACTCGGCGTGGCGGCCGGCGCTGGGGCCGGTGGTGGGGGCCTGGTAGCCGGGCATGGAGCGGGCGGCGAGCGCCTCGGCCATGGCGTCGAGCAGGTTGGCCGGGTCGTCCTGGCCGGTGCCGGTCTCGGGGCGCGCCGGCAGGGAGGGGCGTGGCGCGCTCTGGGCAAAGGCGTCCCACAGGCGGCCGCGCAGGACCTCGGGCGAGATGCGGTCGCGGATGGCCGCCTCGCGCATGGTGTCGAGCATGTCGGGGGTCACCAGGCCGCGGGCGGCGGTGAGGACCGGCTCGTAGGCGGCGATGCGCTCGACCGCGGCCCGGTCCGCCTCAGCGCGGATGGCGTCGAGATCGGGCGCGGGCGGTGCGGCGCGGGTCGGCTCGGGCGGGGTGGCAGGTGCGGTGGTCACGGGGTTCTCCTGGGTCGGGATGGCGGGCGGCGACGCAGCGGGCGGCGCCGAAGGGGCAGCCGGGGTCTCCGGCGTCGTCTTGGTCATGGGGTTTTCCTCGGTCAGGGCGGGTTCGATGGCGGTGGCGGGAGTGCCCTGCGGCTCCTCGCCACGGATCACGGCCAGGCCATCCACGGGGATGGGCACGATCGAGATCTCGTAGGGCTCCCAATCCACCGCGCGGTGGATGGTCTGGCCGGTTGCGGCGTCAGGCCGCGGCTCGTAGCGATGCACCCGATAGCCGACGCTCACCGACTGCAGCGTGCCGTCGGCGACCCGCTGCCAGACCGGCTCGACGTCATCGGCGCCGCTGAATTGCAGAGTGGCGTAGCCGCGACCTGCCTCGAGCCGGGCCGTGGTGACACGGCCCAGGACATCCCGCGTGCCGGCGCGGCGGTGGGTGTCGAGCACCGGGGCCCGCCCAGAGCGGAGCGCGTCCATGCGCACTGCCTCGGGCCGCATATCGAGCTCCTCGATGATGGGGCCGAGCGGCGGGACGAAGTTGCGGGCCCGCGCGCCGGTGCTCCACACCACCTCGACGGTGCGGGCCGCACGATTGACGCTGACGGGCGCGGCCAGGGCGCGGCAGGCCACGATCGACTGCCCAGCGGTGGGCAGTCGATCGGGCGCAGCGTCGGGATCCGGCGCGGGGTTGCCCCCGCCCGGTTCGATCGGTTCTGTCATGCGAGAGGGTCCCGGAGTTAGGGCGCGGTGAAGCCCTGGAGGTTGGCGATCACCACCGCGCTGGCCGTCACCGCCTGGATGTTCAGCGCGGTGTTCGCGGTGGTGCGCAGCGGGGTCGGGAAGTCGATGTTGGTGGGGCCCAGGTTCGCCGGCAGCAGCGCCCGCCAGACCGGCGTGGTGCCGTCGCGGATCTGGAACTCGGTCGCCGTGGCGCTGGCGTTCTGCACCTGCAGCCCCGTCACGTAGCGGCGAATGCCGGCGCCGCCCGCAGCCTGCACCGCGGTGTCGCTGCCGGTGGCAATCCCGGCAAGCGGCCCGGCATAGGTCCAGTCTGCCTCCGGGATGGCATAGGGCTTTGTGACCAGCGCGCCGATCAGCGTCGCAAGCAGATCAACACCGCGTGCCGTGGTGACCGCTACCGGGTTCGCGGCATAGCCAGTCGCCGCCAGCACCGGCACGGCGCCGGCGGTGTTGCGCGCCTGGCCGCCGACCACGCTGAGCGCGGGTGCCGCCGCGCTGAGCACATTCACGCCGATGCCCTGACCCGCTACCGCATTGGCGCGACCAGCGGTGATGGCGGTGGTGAGCTCGGCATAGTCGGAAATCGAGACGAATTGCAGCCGCAGGTCGGTGCTGGAGGCCGGCGCCAGGTTGCGGCTGATGGTCGCCCAGCCGGTGTTCACATAGGCGCCGGTGAAGGTGGAGCCGACCAGGTCGAAGTTGTTCGCGTCGATGACCGTAATGGTGAAGGTGCCATTCGCCCCTGGCACGCCAGCGACATTGGCCACCGTCACAGAATCCGAGGTCGCGTAGCCATGGGCGGCGCGGGTGATGCGCACCGCGCCGCCGCCGTTGTTCGCCACCGCCGAGATGCCGTGGAAGACCTGCCGGTTCCGAACGCGGATGCGAAAGCGATACAGTGCGGCCGGGTCGGGCAGCTGCTGCTGGCGCGCGTAGGAATTCGCGCGCAGCCCGGTGCCGTCCAGTGCGCGGCCATGGAAGTAGCATTCGTCGCTGTTCGGCTCGAGCTCCAGCACCGACCAGCCGGCCGGGGCCGTGGTGGGGATGGTGACGCCCGAGGCGGTGCCGAGCCGTGGTGCGCCGTCGCTGCCGACCTCGTAGTTGGCGAGCGTCGCGCTGATGCCATCCAGGCGCCAGGCGACGATGTTGCGCTCGTCGGGCAGACCCGTCTCGGGCGTGATGCTGACCAGCTCCAGCCAGGCGGTCTGGCCGGCGATGCGCTGGCTGAGATTCAGCGCAACCATCGCCCGTAGCGGCAGCATGAAGCTCTGCCGGCTGAGCAGGATGAGCTCGTCGTCCAGCGTGCTGCCGGTGGAGATCTGCGCGGTGCCGTTCGCCACCGTCACGATCATGCCGCTGCCGGTGGCGAGAACCTCCCAGCGGGTGGGGTTGATGGCGTCGCCTGCGAAGTTGTCGCGGAAGCGCCGGCGCATGCTTTTGACCTTGAGCATGTCGTCGGCCCAGTCATAGCCGCCTGGGATCATGGGGATGCTCCTGCTGGTTCGGCGCGCGGCGATGCGGCGCCGGTGGCGGCAATCTCGATGGCGGCTAGCTGGGCCGCGTCCTGGGCGGCGCCGGACTTGGCGACGCGACGCGGATCGCTGTCGAGCGAGAGGCCCGCCTCATCGAGCAGCACATTGGCTTCGCGGATCATCTCAACGACCTGGCGGAAGTCGTAGCCGAAGGCGCCCACCGCCTCGGGCTGCGGCACGAAGCCCGCACGGACCTGGGCGATCAGCGCCGTGGTGTCCTTCAGCGGATCGATCATCTCGTGCGCAGGTGGGACATGCGACATGCCGTCGGGCACATCGGCGCCCCACAGCCCGAGCAGCGCGCCCTGCTGGTGAAAACGGTCCGCGATCGGGCGCACCAGCATGGGAATCAGCATCCCGTACTGGATCTGCTCGCAGAGCCGGCGGAACTCGATCTTGCCGGCGCGCAGGCTGGAGTAGTTCGCCTGGCTCAGATCGCCGGCGACCTGATCGTAGGTCAGGCCGGTGCCGACCGCAGAGGCTTCCAGCGCGCGGCGGGCGAAGGCCGCGTGGCTGCCACCCCCACTCGGGTTCACCACCTCCACCGATCCCATGCCACGGCGATAGAGGATCATGCCAGGCTCGAAGCTCTCGACCGTGCGGCCCTGTGCGTCGCGCAGGAGGCCCGACGCCGGGCCGGTCATGGTCTCGTCGCCATCCTCGGAGACCACTGCCGCGAGGCAGGCCTCAATCTTGGCCTTCATGAGCAGCGCGGCCTCATAGTCGCCGAGGTCGCGCAGGCGCGTCAGCACCGGCGCCAGCCAGGAGACGTCGCGCAGCTGGCCGGGGCGGCGCTTGCGATAGATGTGCAGCACGTCGCGGGCCGGCACGCGCTCGCTGCTCAACCACGTGGCACCACCGGGCAGAACCCAGGACGCGCCGGGATGCACGCGGTGCAGCCAATAGCCGACCGGCTCCCCGGCCTCGCCCAGGCCGATGCCCTGCAGCGTGGGGACGCCCTCGATGACACCCTGGCGCGCTGCGTCGAGATGGTCGCTTTCCAGCACCTGTAGCCGCAGCCCGATCGGGTTGGCGGGCGTGATGTCGGCCGGCAGCATGCGCACGAAGCATTCGCCGCTCTCGACGACCGCCCGCATGACCAGCGCCTGCAGGCCATAGAGGTCGAGCCGCCCCTCGGCGTCGCAGGCCGTGCTGTCGGACCAGCGGCGCCAGGCCTCGGCGTGGGGCTTGTCTGGCCAGCGGGTGGTGATGCCCGCACCTACGGCATTGCCGGTCCAGAGATCGACGATACGGGCGGCGTAGGGGTCGTTGCGGACCGCGTCGCGGGCGCGACGCGCCACGGTGAGTGCGGCGGCGCCGACCTCGGCGGTGGCGCTGCTGCCGGAAACCGCCCAGGTCGATGCACGGCTGTCCTGGGCTGCCGCGTACCCACGGAGCACGTCCCAGGCATCACGAATGCGGCCCATCACCAGCTTCCCTCACGAGAGAAGCTGGCGAAGGTGACGCTGGGGCGTCGCGCGGCGGCGTTCTCCGCCCCGTGCAGCACCGACAGCGCGCGGCCCAGTTCATCGAGTGATCGGTATTCCACCGTGCGGCCATCGAAGGTCACGCGCGTGGTGCCGCCAGTGAAGGCCGCAGCGAGCACGGCGGCACGGGTGCCGGCAGGCTGCGCCAGCGCCCAGGCGAGGACGTTCGGTTCCATGCTCGTCCTCCTGTCAGCGAAGCCAGCCGCTGCGTGGCGCGAGCCAGCCGCGCGGGCGCTGGCTGTCGGGTGCCGTCTCGGCCTGCGACGGCGGTGATGGGTGAGCGACATTCCCGGCCGCGGGAACTTCGCTCGGTCGCAGCGGGGCATCGGCGATCTGGTCGCGCAGCTGCTGCCAGAACCGCTCGCCATAGCGATCGGCGCCCAGCAGCCAGAGCGCTGCGCGGGCCAGCACCGCACAGTCCAGCGCCTCATTGCGTTCCCGCAGCTTGGCCCATTCCTGCCGGGCAAAGCCGCGTCGGTCTTTCGCCGTGCGCAATTGCTCGGCGACCAACTGCTTGATCCATTCCGCATCCACCGCCCGCGGCAAATGCACCCAGCCAGGTGGAAACTCCTCCGCATCGCCGCGGCCCAGCCAGAGCCGGCGATAGAGATCGGCCTTCCAGGTGGAGACCGACACGGTCCAGAGCTTGAGGCCACGACGGAGCTTCTGGCCGTTGACCAGTGCATCGACCGGCGTCGGGCCCTGGACGGGCTGTGCCCGGTTCCAACCGTCGATGCCCTTGGTGGGCGCAATCCGCGGATCCCGCAGGCGGCGCAGGTGGCCATAGACGGCGGCGGTGTCCCGGCCGCCAGTGTCGACGCAGAGCCGGGCGATCCGCATCGCGCCACCGCCCTGGCGGGGCCAGTCTCGCGCCAGCACCCGGGCCAGTTCGTCCCAGGGCTCCCGGTCCCGCGGGCTGCCCTGGATCACCACGTGATCGACCAGCCAGGAGGAGAAGCCCTCCGCCCAGCCCCAGACGTCGCATTCCAGGCGATCGTCCTGCACGTCTACGCCGGCGGTGAGCACCAGCGCGCCCGTGGGCACCACGCCCATCGAAAAATCCTCGCGGCGCTCGACGAGGCGCTCCCAATCGGGCGCCTCGCCCTGCTCCTGCCAGGTCTCGCCCAGAACCGTGTTTTTGAAGGTCTTGATGTCCTCGGGCTTGCCCTGGGCCGCCTCCCAATCCCGGGCGATCTGCTCCCAGGACAGCCAGCCCACCGGCGAGTACAGTGCCGAGATGTGAAAGCCGATCGTGTGCGGATCCTGGCCCTCTGCCGTCGCGCGCCATTCTCCGCCGCTGAGCAGGGCGGTCTTGTCGTGCTCCTGCATCGGGTGGTCGCAGGCACTGCAATGATACCGCGCCGTCTGCGGCGCTCCCTTCTCCCAAAGAAGCCGCTCAAAGCGCAGCCACTGCATCTCGCCGCACTCAGGGCACGGCACAAAGAACCGCCGCTGGTCGCTGGCCAGGTACTCCCGCTCGATCCGGCTGCGCCCGGCGATCGTCGGCGTGCTGACCAGGAAGGCCTTGCGGCGCCAGCCGAAGGTGCGGGCGCGCGCCTCTGCCAGAGCAATGGGATCACCTTCGCCAGCGACGTCGCCGGGATAGGCGTCCACCTCGTCGAGAAACAGGAACCGCGCCGTCATAGAGCGCAGCCCAACCGCGCTGTTGGCGCCCGTCAGCACCAGAATGCCGCCGGGAAATTCCTTCGACAGCATGGTGTTGCCGCTATCGCGCGCGCGGGCTGGCGCCACACGTTCGCGCAGCGCGGGCGTCTCCTCCAGCAGCGGGTCGATGCGCTGGCGGGAAAAGCGCTTGGCGAGCTCGACGGTCGGCTGCACCGCCAGCACCGGGGCAGGCACGTGGTGCATGATGTAGCCGAGCCAGCAGTTCCCACTTTCTGTCGCGCCGACCTGTGCGCCCTTCATGAACACGACGCGGCGGGCGGGATGCACCGCAGACAGCGCGTCCATGACGTCTTTCAGATACGGCGTGCGGCTGGTGCGCCAGGGGCCAGGCTCGGCCGAGGCTCGGCTGCCGAGCATGCGATGCCGCTCGGCCCATTCCGACACGGTGAGCTGCGGTGGCGGGCGGAGCATGGCGCCGACGCGTTGCCGGACATGGCTACGCGTTCGTGGCCCGCTCCCCTCCGATGCCTGCTGGATCGAAGCGATCGGCCGCCTCCGTGAGCAGGTCGTTGATGTGGCTCTGCAGGATGGTCTGCAGCAGGTGCGGGTCGACGCTGATTTCCGCGGCGATCAGCCCCGAGACACGGGCGGGCCAGTTCAGCAGCGCGTCGCGCATGGTGCTGCCGATCTCGTCGAGCGCGGCGTTCGCCTCGGTCACATCGACCAAGCGGCGCTTGGTCTCGTCCAGCGAGAGACGCTGCGCCTCCACCTTCAGGGCGAGCTGTGCGACCTTTAGCCGGGCAAAGGGCGTCCCCTCGGCGCCGGCGCCATTGGCCAGGGGCGAACGGGTGGGATCGGCGGTTTCGGTCAAGCGGCGGCGGGTCTTGTCGATGTCCCAATTTCCGTCCGGCTCGCGAGCGATCCGACCGGACCGCTCTGCCTTGTGCATCGCGGTGTCGCTCAGCCCGATGCGACGGGCGGCCTCGCGGGTGGAGGAGGTCAGTTCCGGCATGGCGGCGACCTCCCGCCGCACGAGGATGGGCTGCGCGCGTGCTTACCGGGGGCGCAGTGCGCGCTGGCGGGCAGCGTCAAAGGCGGTGATGGCGGCGGGCCAATCCAGCGTGGCGCCGTGGCCAAGCATCTGCACCGGCGCGAGGGCCACGCGGCGGCGCGACCAGTAGTTCCCGTCCAGCGTGGCGAGCCAGCCGGCCAGCCCCTGCGCTGCCAGCGCCGCGGCGACAGTTTTGATCTCCGCCTCGCTGGGCGGAGCGGCGCGCCCCATCGTCACGTGCCGGCCATCCTGCGCCAGGATGATCCAGCGGCGTTCGGAGGGCATCACGCCTCCTCCTTCTCGGTCTGCCAGGTGGCGTAGTCCACCGTGGCGAAGATCCCACGCCCGTCGCTGGCGGTGCAGACCTGGATTGTCGCGCGGCCCACGCTGTCCGTGCTGCGCGGCGCGGTGGCGAGGAGCTGCTGCCAGGCGGCGCGGTCCTGCGGGCCTTCGGCGGTCAGGTGCGGGAGGGTGGTGGTGCTCATCGTCGTCTCCGTCTCGGCGGGGCGGGATGCCCCTGCGCGTGACGGACGATTCGCGCTGTGCCGGAACACAGCCAAGGTCAATGATCGATGTCCGTTGCTGGATTTCGATGGTCGCCGCGACGCGCGCTGTGCATCATTGCGCGACGAGCAGAGGACGGCAGACATGCCACAACAGAGCGCATCGAAAGACATCGAGAAGATGGTCTATGAGACGGCAAAAGCGATGGCTCTGGCGGGGAATGGTGTCGGCACACCGCGTGTCGTGAAACTGTACATCGATGATGCGCGCGAGGTGCTGCGGGGCGTTGCCAACGCTGCGAAGCGTCAAGGATGGACTGTGGATGAAATGGTGCTCGCCCTCGATCCCCCGAAGCCAAAATTGAAGCCCGGAGAACGGCATCAGGGCCCGCCGCTTGCCAGCAGCGAGCCCTGACCAATCCCGCCCAGGCTCAGCCTGCCAAAGCGTAGATGGTGTAGGAGCCTTTGGCGCCCGTCTTGTTGGGGCCAACCTGGCGAATGCGATCCCGAACCTCGACCGTGTGGCCCTTCTTCTTCAGCCCCGCCATGAAGCCGCGCACCGTGTTGCTGTTCCAGCCGGTGGCCTCGGCGATCTGCGCGACCGTCGCACCCTCGGGCCGGCGCAGCATCGCCAGCACCTGCTCCTGCTTCGTGCCCTCGCGCGGCTTGCGCGGCACGCTGGCGTCCCGCGGTGCGCGCGTGGGCTTACCGGCAAGCAGGCTGCGCAATGCCGCCATCGGCGCGTCCAGCGCGCCGATCAGGTCGCCATCATGCGTCCCGAAGCGGGCGGCCTGATCGTCCCAGGCGGCGAGGATGGCCGCGGCGGTGTCGCGCAGGCTGGTGCGCGGCGTGGTGGCGCGCGCCGCGAGGGCCTGGTCGAGCATGGCGATCTCCTCCGTCAGGGGTGCGCCCTGGGCGTGTTCGGTTTCCTCCGCAGGGGCATCCCCCTCGGCGGCGTCGTCCGCGCCCGTGGGCGCCGTGTCGGCCACGCTGCCCTCGATGCCGGAGCAGTCGGGCTCGCCGGCGTCCGCGTCGCCCTCGTTCGGGTCGATGCCGATGGCGCGAAGCCCCTCGTCGGTGATGCGCGCCACGATCCAGGTCCCGTCGTCGTCCTGGCGCCAGCCCAGCCCGACATGCTCGCGCGGCGCGTTGATCTCGGTCAGCAGGTTGTTCTTGATCAGGCTGCGGAAGACCGCATTGCGCGCCGCGGCCGGCAGGGTCTTCGGCGCGCGGGCGAGGCCCATCTCGTGCTGTGCAGCGGCGCTGAGAATCACGCGCTGGGTGTCGGAAAGCTTGGTCATCGTGTTGGTCTCCGGTTCCGGGTGCCGGTCATCGGCCCCTACTGCCGGGAGCCCCGCCGGCGCTGCCGGTCGGGGCGGTGCGGGAGTGATCCGCGTCAGGCTTCGTATTCGCCGCGGCGGAAATGCTGGTCCGCGATGTCCTTCAGCTTCGCGGTGGCGTCCGAAAGCCATGCCGCTTCGCCCCAAAGCACCGTCTCGGGATCCGCGCCGAAATGGTCTGCGCTGGCCTGCTGCAGTTCGGCGAGTAGGGCGTCGAACTCCGCCTTCTTCGCCAGGAAGGCGGCCAGGCTGTTTTCCTGGTTGCGGGCGGCGCGGGCTTCGCGGTCGGTCATGCTGGTCTCCGTCGTGGTGCAGGGCGGGGTGCTCTGCGTGTGACGGACCATTCGCGCTGTGCCGCGCACGAGCCAAGCAAGATGCAGCGGAGCGGAATTGCTATGATTCGGCGGTCTGGATCACATCATGATCGACGATGCCGCGCGCTGCGGCGACATCGGTGAAGATGCGATCGTCGCCCTCCAGCACGGCCACCTCGCCGGTCGTCTCCTGCCATCGCCGCACGATGACATCGGCATAGGCGGGGTCGATCTCCAGCAAGACAGCACGCCGCCCGGTGCGCTCTGCGGCGATCATCGTGGTGCCCGAGCCGCCAAAGCAATCCAGCACGGTGTCGCGCGGCTTGCTGCTATTGCGGATGGCACGCTCGACCAGCGCCACAGGTTTCATCGTGGGGTGCAGGTCGTTCCTGGCCGGCTTGTCGAAGTGCCAGACGTTCCCCTGGTCACGGGCGCCGCACCAATAGTGCTGGCTGCCGGCCTTCCAGCCGTAGAGCATGGCTTCGAACTGCTGGTGGTAGTCGGCGCGGCCGAGGCTGAAGGTGTTCTTCGCCCAGATGATGGTGCTGGACCATTTGCCACCGGCCTCCTGCCAGACGCGGTGCAGCGTCGGCCATTCGGAGGAGGACATGCAGACATAGCAGGCGCCCTTGGTGACCGAGAGCATGTTTGCCAGCGCGGGGCGGAGGAAGTCGGCGAAGCCGCCGCCGAGCGCATCATTGGCGATGGTCATCTTGGCGGCGGTGCCGCCTTCGTAGGCCACATTGTAGGGTGGATCGACGAAACCCATGTCGGCCAGGTGGCCGGCGCCAAGGGCACGCTGCACATCCTCGATCCGGGTGGCGTCGCCGCACAGGATGCGGTGATCACCGCAGCGCCAGAGATCTCCCGTGCGCGTGACGGGCACAACGGGCGGTGGCGGCGCCTCGTCGGCATCATCGCCCAGCCCAGCATCGGCCGAAGCCAGCAACCGGTCCAGTTCAATCCCGGAGAAGCCCAGCACGTCCAGGTCGACCACTGCCTCGTCGCGGATGCGGGCGATTTCCGCTGCAAGCAGCGCCTCGTCCCAGCCGGAGTTCAGGGCGATCTGGTTGTCGGCCAGCCGCAGCGCGCGCGCCTGCGCCGGGGAGAGATGGCCGAGCCGCAGCACCGGGACGGTGGCGAGGCCGAGCTGCTTCGCCGCCATGACGCGACCGTGGCCGGCGATCAGCACCCCATCCGCGTCGACCAGCACCGGGTTCACGAAGCCGAATTCGGCGATGGAGGCCGCGATCTGCGCCACCTGAGACGGCGAATGTGTGCGAGCATTCTCGGCGTAGGGCACGAGGGATGCGATCGGCAGTGCTGAGACGATAAGGTCAGGCTGCATCGGCGATGACCTCCATCCGCGCCGCGGCCACGGCGTCATAGTCGCGGCCATCGTCCGCCAGGGTCACAGGCAGGTCGGGATGCAGCATCCGCCAACGGGCGATCGCCAGGTCGACATAGGCGGGTGCGAGCTCAATCGCGCGCACGCGGCGGCTGGTGCGCTGGGCGGCCAGGATAGTGGTGCCGGAGCCGCCGAAAGGCTCGAGCTCGGTCTCGATGCCGCGGCCCTTGTGGCGGGTCAGGCGCAGCACGTTGTCGGGGATCCGGAAGTCCTGCACCGGCAGCCCGGCGTGCTGATATTCCGAGATGGTCCCGTCCGCCGCGCGCAGGCCGCTGCCCTTGTTCGGCGTGCCGGCCCATTTGCAGGGCACGATCTTGTTGGCCTGCCGGGCCTGGCGGTTGAAGTGGAAAACGAACTCGAAGGCGGGCGCGAGCCGTCCGTTCCAGTCACCCGGCAGGCCCGGGCCCTGGTCCCATGTGTAAAGCCCGAAGCGGCGCCAGCCACGCGCGCGCATCCAGTCCAGCCAGCCAAACCAATACGGGATCCATTCGCTGTCGCGGTGGATCAGCCCGAGGTTCACCAGCACCTGGCCGTCCGGCCGCATCGCCGCGTCGAGATGCTGGAACACGCCCTGCATCAAGGCGTCCCAATCGGTACCGCCGCCGGTGGTGTAGTCGCGTTGATTTCCATAGGGCGGGGAGGTGAACAGCAGCGCAGCGCGGTCTTTACCCATCACGTGCGCCACCGAGGCGGCGTCGGTGCTGTCACCGCAGAGCAGGCGATGTTCGCCCAGCAGCCAGAGGTCGCCAGGGCGGGTGACGGCCTGGCGCGGCGGTTCGGGCTCGGCATCGGCGGGATCATCCGCCGGCACTTCCTCCGTCCCCGCAGCGCCTGCCGCACCGCCCCCCTCGGCGGGATCCGCGGACAGAGCCTCGGGCGCGTCGCCGTCGGACACGGCATCTCCAGCCGCCGCGAGGATGTCTGCGAGCTCATCCGCCGAGAAGCCGAGCGCTGCGAGGTCGATGTTCTGTGCCACCTGCACCGCGGCCAGCGCATCGCGCAGCAGTGCCTGGTCCCAGGTCGCGTTCTCCGCGATGCGATTATCGGCGAGCCGCAGCGCCTCCTTCTGCGCCGCGGACAGGTGCCGCAGCACGATCACCGGCACCTTGGCCATGCCGAGCGCCGATGCCGCCTCCAGCCGGCCGTGGCCAGCGATCAGCACGCCCGCCTCATCCACCAGCAGCGGGTTGGTGAAGCCGAAGGCCAGGATGCTGGCCTTGATCTGCTCGAGCTGCGCAGCGCTGTGCACGCGGGCGTTGCCGGCATGCGGGCGCAGCTCCGCCACCGGACGCAGCAGGATCTTCGCTGCCATCCAGGGGAGCGTCATGGGGCCATCCGAGATCTGGGGTGGGGCGGCACGCGAGGCGCCGCGATGGTTTGCGCTTATGGCGCTGCAATCATTGGAAAAGGGTGCAAACCATGCGCGCGGGAGGTGCGCCCTGAGTGCAAACCATGTGGGCCATGGTTTGCAGCTATCCATCTGATTGCACAGGGGAAAGGGTGCAAACTGCAAACCATATTTTCGGCCTGGCGCTAGCGACCTTGCGCGCTTCCGCCCCCCGCATACAGCGGGGCCCGGAAGGAACCATCGGCTCGAGAGCCACAGTTGCAAATCAACTGGCGAGTGGCTCGGGAGCCGCACCTTCAGCGACTATCGAGAACCTACCCAATCCAGATTCCGCTGGGGAGTGCGAAGATGTAGCACTTGGTCGAATTCGTTAGGTCGGCATCGGATCTCTTGAGCTTTGGTTCAACGTCTGCCTTCGCCTCAAAGCTGAACCGCCAGCGTCACCGCGGTCATATTCCACGGTTGGATCCGTCAGGGGGCGCTCAGAGTCTCCTTGTTTGGCCCGACGATGATCGACCTGCTGCGTCGCTTCTGCTCCTCGTTGACCCAGCCAACTTGCTCTGGTGTCGCTTCTTGCCGAACGAGTGCGACGTCCTCGTGCCCCCCCGTAGGCAGTGCAAGAAAGGCCAATGAGCGTGATAGCGGAACAGTAAACCCGATAAGCGCATCCTTAGCCGGCATCGGACGATCGGACAGGACGTAGTTCGTCCCTGGCGGGGCATCGAGCAGGATCATATTGCAGGTGATTATTCTCTTGGCCACGAGGTCCACAGCCTCCAATGAGATCTGCTCGGGAAGTCGCGGATCCCAGGGCGTCATGTTTTGGATACTCTCGGCTTCAGCGATCAAATCCGGTAACGCCTGCGCCAGAAGCCGCTGGTAAGTGTCGGGTGGTAAGTCAACGCCAAAACGCGACCGAATATGTGCAAAGAACGATGCAGCGTCCGGATGCGTGTCGGCGTCGGCAAGGGCCCAGGCCATCTCCTTAGCCCGCTGATGGCCGCGTCGCATTGTGTCCGGGTGCCGACAAGCTGTTAACGCCAGAAAACGACACAATTTTACCCATTGTTCGTCGGTTGGCATCAACTTGGACGCTGTCAGCGCATCGAAGAGATCCTTCGCGCCCCCTTCTACCTCAGCCAATGCATCCTCAATGCGATCACTCGGCCGCCACCACTCATCGAAGGTTGTGTACAGCCAGTGCTCGCTCATGATGTCGGCTACACTGACCTGATGCTGGATGGTGCCGTCCTGCAAGCCAACGAGGCGACCATTCTCGCCTGCGAATCGGCTGATCCATGACCTTGGGACAAAGTGCTGGTTCTCCTTGACGGAGCGAGGAGGCATTGGTTCTGGCATTCAAATAAGATATCATCCATTGCACGTTTTCGCATTACCTGAATAGGGATGCAGGCACTTCGGCGGCTGAAAGCTCCACAGCGTTTGCTTGGATCTCGACGGCAAGCGTAATCGTACCTCCTCCGACCTGGCGGGGCGGCTCCAGCCGAATTCTGGCTTTTCAGCCATGGTTCACCCCTATCCCCGCTTCCCTCTTTGCAGCGCTTCTAACGAGCCCGTAGTGCATGGCCAGCACGCCGAGTGCGGAGACCAGCACGCCCTGACCCTGCGCATGCCCAATGGGACGCCCACGCCAGCCCGAGCGGCGGGCCCATTCGGTGATCGAGCTCTCCAGCCCCACGACATGCCACACACAGGCTCCAGCAGGGCTGCCAGGGCCACCCAGCGCATCGATGGCGGCAGCCACCCGCTCGCGTGCCTGGAACTGCTGCTCGGTCGTCGTGTCGGCGGCACGGCCACCAGGGATGCGGATCAGCGGCATGGGGCGCAGCGTGTCGAGCGCGGCAAAGCGGAACTGCTTGCGGAACATCTCGCCGGCATCGCGCATCTCGGACGTGATGGTGCCGTTGCCCAGCATCACCGCGAGCGTGTCCATGGCGTAGCGATGTGCGACCGGCGTGCCTGTCTCCGGATCCGCTGAGCGAACAGCGTCGCCGAAGCCGCCATGCTGCAGCCGCCACTTGGATGGGCCCATCGATTCCTTCTGCGTCGCGGTCTTCGCTTTGCGCTTACCGGCCATGAGTCTTCTCCTGCTGCCGTGGGCCCCAGCGGCGCACGGCTTCGTTCTGGATTGCCTGGCGCAGCCAGGGATCGGTGATGTCCTCGAGGTGCAGCGAGACGACGCCCTGCTGCTGCCAGACGCGGCGACGCAGGGTTTCCATCTCGGGGCTGGTGGTGGCGCTGCGCATGCCGCGGTCGAGGGATGAGCGCGGCGGCAGGGGGGAGCCTGGCAGCACCATCTACGCAATCCCCCAGGCAGAGACACAACGCCCGGCTAACTCACTGATATATATATTATTGTTATATATGTTATTATGTAGAGACCTCTCCCTCCCCGACCCCATGCGCGTGACGTGGGGGGTCTCCCGTTCGTGCCCGCGCACGAAAGAACAAAACCCACAAAGAGCCATTCTCAATGGCTTACGGGAGGGGGGCCGTTTTCCGTTACTCATCGCCTGCCCCTTCGTCAGCTGGCATCTCGTCGGGCGCCTGGACCAGGGCGTATCGGGGGCCGGGCGGACGGCCGATGCCGGTGGTGGGTGGCTGGATCTCGATGACCACGCCATGCGTCACGAGCGCGTTGATCACGTCCCTGAAATCGCGCTCGGCGAGCTTCAGCCCCTTGTGGAACATGTCGCGCCGGCTGCATGGGCCGTGCTTGCCGATGATGTTGATGGCCTTGTTCAGGCGCTTCTCGAACTCGCTGTCAGCCAGGAAGCGTCCGGCATCGCGCAGCAGCGTCCTGGTGCAGTGCTCCGCCAACGCCCAACCCCAGGCGATTTCCACCTCGGTGATCGAAGGATGTGCAGGGTCGCGGCTCACCGCGCAGATCAGGGCCAGCTTGGTGGCGTTCTCCGCCAGGCGGTTGACGATGGCGGCCTGGGGCGTGCCGGCCACCCGCTTGGCCCAGACGTCCTCATCGGCCAGTTTCTGCTCGTGCAGCGCCTCTGCGGCTGCCGTCATCAGCACGGTGAAGGGTGCCGGCTCCTCGGTGGCCGTCATGGGCACCACATGCTCGTCAGGCAGGTTGCCTGGCAGCGGCGGGGCGCCCTGCCCACGGATGATCGCCTTCAGCGCGTTGAGCAATGGCGCCGGCGGATTGATGATGCCGGCGCCCCGATTGCGCTCCGGCCGATCGGTGTCGGTGACGAAGACCAGGAAGCGCGCGAGGGAGCCATCCATCATCGCGCCACCTTCCAGCGCCTTCCAGAAGGTCGAGGGCGTGGTGGTGCCGTAGAAGCAGACGCAGGGCTGGTGAATGTCGACCCGCGGGGCGTCCTTCTTGTTGGCGTATTCGGTGCCGCGGTGGACACCCTTGGCCCGGCTATAGAGCTTCATCAGCTCGGACCAGATTTCGGCCTTGTGCGTCGGGGCCTTGCTGCCTGCGACGCTGCTGAGGAACAGGCCGAATTCGTCGATCTGGAACAGCCGCGCCGGGTGCTGCTCCAGGGCGGAGACCATGCCCCGACCAGAAGCGAGGCTTTCGCCACCCAGGTACCGCTCCAGCTTTGCGAGATCGAAGCAACGCCGGATCACCTCGGGTGCGTGGTCCTTGCCGCCGCCGCTCTCCGCCACGGCGGTTACGTAGACGTTGGTTCGCAGATCCGTGCGCGTGCGGTACTTCCGCCCGGCCAGCACGCCGACGGCGCAGATGGCAGCGCCGAGGGCAAGGAAGGGCTGTGGCCGCAGCGCGGAGCTGACGCACTCCTCGACCAGCATCTGCAACACGCCGCCGGGCTGCAGAATGCTGGCCGGCACGGGGAGTGGCGCGGCCTGCTGCTTTGCCCGGCTGGCGTCGAGCTTCGCCAGGAACGCCGCGGCGGGGTGGACTTCCTCGCATGCAGGGGGCGCGGCATCCGCCTTGGCCAGCATTGCCGCCGCGGGATGCGGCTGCGCGGCACGCGCCGCCACTGCCGCGTTCAGCGTGATCTCGGGCGGAGGGATCCAGCCGCGGTTGATGGCGAGGGTGTAGATGCTGCCCGCACCGATGCTGTGCGGCCGGAAGCCGGCCCAGCGACGCTCCGCAGTGTCGGACTTGCCCGATCGGCCGGATTTGCCGCTCGACCTCGACCAGTCGAGCCAGAGCTCACGCCCTTCCTCGTCAAGCGCGGCCTTGATGGCGGTGCCCATGGTGATCCACGAGGCGCCATCGAGATCCTCGTTCGGCAGATAGGCGAGCGCAGCCTTCACCGCCTCCAGGGTGCCGCGCGGATCGGATGGGCCGCGCCAGACGGCGGGGTTAGACGGAAGATGCAGGGAGCGTGGGCGCAACTCGGGGGGAATCAGCGCATGGGCGCGATCGAGCCACGCCATGGCCGCGGCCTCGTCCAGCACGGGAAGCTGCGCGAGCGGGGTGTCGAGCAGACTGTCCTCAGGCCAGACATAGGGCTGCCCGGTATCGGGATGGACGGCATGCGCCACGAACTGCTGGCCGCAGGCCAGGACCTCGAGCGGCAGGCGCTTGCGCCCGGCGAAGGGCGTGGCGGCGCGATAGACCAGCAGCCGCTTGGGTGCACGGCCGATGCGCAGGCAGGGCGTGTCGCCCAGCATGGAGGTGGCGAGTTCGGCGAGCTGGATCGCCAGCGCACCGTCCAGGATATCGATGTCGATGCCGACCACGCTGCCGGTGGCGATGCCCACGCCGCAGCGCGGCCAGCGGCGCCAGATGTCCACCTCCAAGGGCTTCGTCGGCCGGTCGCAGTGCCGGGTCCAGTCGGGATAGGGCGACCATTCCCCAGCGGAAAAGCGACCCGGCACCTTGCTGCCCGGCATGATGGGGATGACGGCATAGCCGTTGTCGACTAGGCGCTCGCCGTAGTCGGCCATGAAGGAGGGTGCGTCTGTCATGCGCCGCTGCGTTCCTGCGCGGCGATGGCTGCATCGCGAGCAGCGTCGATGCGCAGGACCTCCGGATAGAGGGCGGACATCTGTCGCGCCGCGCGCTCCAAGGCCCGGCGCGCCGCCTCGAGTTCAGCATAGATCATGCGCGCAGGTTCGGCTGTGGTCGGCGCCATCCGGACCTTCGGCGACGCGGCACATTGATCCGCTTCGCCAGATGCATCGACGCGGTTCAGGAGGTAGCGCGCCGGGGACCACTTCCCGACGCTCTTCCGTCGCGCGAGGACGAAGCCGGCCGCGCGCACGCCATCAAGCATGCACAGCTTGACCGCGATGAACTGGCGGCCGCGCGAATCTGGATCGGCAACGGCACGGACCGGCGCAGCCAACTCCATGACGGTGACCGGACGGGCCTCGTGCGCCTGCCACCACGCCGGATAGATCCGCGCTGCATCGGCGAGCATGTCGACCGGGTTCATCTAGCAGCGCTCGTGGCGAGCGGCAGCCCCTGCACCTTCGCTGCCGCGGTATTGATGGCGATCTGCTGCTCGACCAGGCTGTCGACATAGGCACCGCAGATCGCCTCGATGAAGCCGCGCCAGTCGGCTTCCGACCAGATCGCCATGTCGCTGCGGCCGACCGCCTCGATGTACTGCCCGGCGATGTCGCCGGCCGCACGCATCGCTGCGACCTCCTGCTCGTTCGGATCAACCATGCGGCGCTCCGGCCAGAGGCCGAGGCAGAGGGACGAGCACGAGGGCGCGGTCCAGTGCATCCGGAGCGAGCGCGCCGAATGCCACCACAGCCAGTGCCAGGCGGGGCGCGAGCAGGTGCGGCATCTCATTCATCCGCCTGCCGCTGCTCCGCCTTCTTGCGCGCGCGCCGGCGGCGCTGCGCCTCGGCTCGAGCTTCTGTATTCCGTTTCCACCCGCGCCGCCTTTCTCGTTCGGCTTGCGGGTCAGTTTCGAGGCGCGCCACCATCGCTGCGATCACCTTCTCCGGGTTCGCCTCGCGCCACTCTTTCGCGGCAACCCGACGTTTCTCACCATTTTTTTGTCTGTTGCGCTGCTGGTACACACGCAACTTCTCGGGGTTCGCCTCGCGCCACGCTTTATACGCAGCGCGCGCCTTCTCCGGGTCGGCGGCTCGCCGCATGCGCGCAAGCTCCGCCTGTCGCGCCCGCCTGCGCGCTGCCTTCTCCTCCGGCGGCATTGGCAGTGGCTCAACGGCTGGCGCGGCGCGCGTCCTCCATGGAGGGGTCGTCACTGGAGGCCTCATCACACAAATCTCGCGTTCACGATTTCAACGTATTGGCCAACCGGCCGCACCAGGATGGCGCTGGGCTGGCGGAGGGCTTCGCTATGCTGCAGGGCCTCACTTACGGTGGAGGGCGCCGGCAGATGCGGGGCGCGACTGCGCCACCAGGTCACGGCTTTCTCGCGCGGGAAGCCGGTGTGCTCGAAGCAGACCCATTCGCTGTGCCGCGCCAGGCCGCATTCGTAGGTCACGCGTAGTGAGGTCGGCTTGCTGGGCTTCTCGTGGGGCATGTACCGGACGCCGGTGACGTCGCACCATGTCGTCTGAACCTGCGTCGACAGCAGCGCGTTGGCGGCGGCCTCCGCCGACACCTGCAGGGGCGGTGGCGGGAATTCGTGATTGCAGCCGACGCAGCGCCGCGCACTGGCGTGGTTGATGGTCTGGCATTCCGGGCAGACCTTAATCGGCGCTTCGCCGTCCCCGGCGGGTTCCTTCTTCCGGCCATCCACCGTGTCGATCGGGCCGTGCCGTGCCGTGTTGCCGGCGAAGTCCAGCACCAGGCAGTCGTCCTTGCCCTCGGCGAGCCGAGTGCCGCGGCCGACCATCTGGACATAGAGGCCGACGCTCTTCGTCGGGCGGAGCAGCGCGATGAGATCGGTGCCCGGCGCGTCGAAGCCGGTGGTGAGCACGTTGGCGTTGGTGACGCAGCGCAGTCGCCCCGCCTTGAAGGCGGCCAGGATGCCGTCGCGCTCCGGTCCCGGCGTGTCGCCGGTGACCGTCTCGGTAGAGATGCCGTGCTCGCGGATGGCGTCGCGGACGTGGCGCGCATGGGCCACGCCGGAGCAGAACACCAGCCAGGAGCCGCGGCTCTCACCATGCTGCACGATCTCGGCGACAGCAGCACGGGTGACCTCGTCGCGGTCGACTGCCGCCTCGAGGTCCTTGGCGATGAATTCGCCTCCGCGTGCGCCGACGCCGCCCACGTCGAGCTGGGTCGAGGTCTGCTTCGGGACGACCGGGCACAGATAGCCCTGTTGGATCATCTCCAGCACCGGCACGTCGAAGGCGATGTCGGTGAAGAGCCGATCCTTGCCCTCGTGCAGCAACCCGCTGTCGAGGCGGTAGGGCGTCGCGGTGAAGCCCACCACCTTGAGTAACCCGCCATTGATCTCATTCAGCTGCGCGAGGAAGGAGCGGTACATGCCGCTGTCGCCGCGGCCGAGGAGGTGCGCCTCATCGATCAGCACCAGGTCGCAGCGCTGCACCTGATAGGCGTGGCGGTGGATCGACTGAATGCCGGCGAACAGGATCTGTGCACGGATGTCGCGGCGGGACAGCCCGGCCGAGTAGATGCCGGCCGGCGCCTCCGGCCAGGCGCGCAGCATCGTCATGAAGTTCTGCTGGATGAGCTCCTTCACGTGCGTGAGGATCAGGACGCGGGTGTCGCCATAGGCGGCGATCGCCTCGCGCGTGAAGCCGGCGATGCACAGGCTCTTGCCGGTGCCCGTTGGCATCACGACCAGCGGATTGCCCGCGCTGGCGGAGAAGTAGTCATACAGCGCCTCGACGGCAGCGCGCTGATAGGGGCGGAGGGCCAGTGTCATGGCGCCGCCTCCGGCATTGGCTGGTGGTCGCCACAAGCTCGGGACGGCACCCCGTCGCGCCACTCGCCGCCATCCCGCATGCGGTAGCTCACCCAATCCGCACCGGCATCGAGTTGCTCGCCTGGCACCAAGTCAGGGATGAAAAGATGCGCGGCGCAGCCCGCCTCCTGGCCCTGCCGCGTAAGGGGGTGATCATGCCGCGCGCAATGCCAGGCACCGCCGTCCACCGGCGTGGCGTGCAGGCAGGCGCGGCAGTGCCGCTCCACCGCCTGGCCCTCGTGGCAGACCGCGTGGTGGTCGCAGAACCTGCACTGCCACCACGCCGGATCGTCACTGATCCGCGCGGGCGGTCGGGCGGCGCCGATGATGCGCTCGGCCTTGGCCAGGATGCGCATCGCGGCCTCAGCATCGTGGCGGATACGCTCCTGGTAGAGCGCGTCGGTGTCCTTGCAGACCGCGAGATAGAAGGCGCGATCGATGCCGGCGAGCTGCATGTAGGCCTGCATCTGCGCCCAGTGCAGCGGCTTGGAGGCAGCCACGCCCTCGGCCTGGAGCTTGGCAAAGGACTTCGCGCTGTGCGTCTTGAACTCGCAGACGTGCCAGGCCTTCGGCGCCTCGGGAAAGCCGATAGCGACCGCGTCCATGCTGCCGCCGAAATGCCCGCCCGCATCGCGCAGCGTCCATTGCCGCCCGGTGTCAGGATCGACCTCGAGGACGGTGACGCCGATGCGCCGCAGATCCGCGATGAAGCGCGCCTCCGCCAGATGCCCCGTCTGGAACAGCCGCAGGAGGCGGCCCGTGTGCCGCGCCCGCGTGGCCCAGCGGAAGCCATACCAGATGGCCCGCGTGCACTCGGTGCCGATCAGCGAGGCACCGAGATGCGCGCGATACCCGGTCTCCGCATCCGCCTCATAGGCGGCGTAGATCGCGGAGACCGTCGGACTCGGGGGTGAAGGAAGTGGCGCCATGGTTTCGTCCACCATTGCGTCAGCCGGTCCGGCGCCAGGGCGGCGGCGCCGCACCGGGAGACGGCTGACGCGGTGCCGGGGGTGGCGTGGCCGGATGCTGCTGCTGCTGCGGGGGCGCCTGGTGGACTGGCGCTGCGGGCGCCACACGCGCGGGTGCCGCCACGCCGCCCGCGGGGCTATAGCCCTTGACCTTGTTCTGCTTGCGCCGCTCCTCGACCGGCATGTGCGCATCGCGGCTGTCGGGCTCGACCACCAGCGTGACCAGCACCGGGCGGAAGTGCAGCTGCTCGCTGTCGCTCACCTGGATCTGGCCGACGGCGTGGCAGATGGCCGAGAGCTGCCGCTGCGCGATCTCCACCGTCTGCTGGTTGCGGTTCGCGAGATTCAGCCGGTCCCAGATCTTACGGCCGCGATGCGGGCCATCCAGGACTTCAAGCTCTAGCCAGAGCAGCTGGCCGTCACCAGCCTTGGTCGGCTGCATCTCGCTCTGCACGATCTGCGCGACGTAGCGGCCGGGCGGCAGCAGCTCCATGGGTGCGGCGGGTTCGACGCCACTCGCGTCGAAGGTTCCATTGAGCAAGGCCATGGCTTCAGTTCCTCTCGGGGGCAGGAGTGGCGGGGGTGTAGAAAGGGATGCCGGCGGCCAGCGTCGGCCAGTCCAGGGTGAGGCTCTCGGCCAGGCCGAAGCGGTTCTTCGCCAGGAAGGCCGGGCGCTCGACGGTGTGCAGCAGCCGATCGCCGCCGCTGACGCCGCGCGTCACCTGCTTCTTGAAGCCGACATCCGACTTCAGCGTGCTGATGCGATAGTTCGCGAAGAGCACGGCATCGACATGCTCCTGCACCAGCGCCGCGGCGCGCGATTGCAGCTTCGGCTGATACCGGTCGTAGGGTTCGGTCTCGGGGCTGTCGAAGCGCTTGATGTCGGCATGGGCGATCAGGATCACGCCCATGCCGCGCTCGTCGCGCAGCAGAGTCATGCCATCGAGAACGTCACGCCATACATCGAGCGCAGCGATATAGCCCTTGCCGAAACCGGGCTTCTCGATGTCCGGCCAGTTGTTGTCCCGGCAGGTGCGCTTCCAGATCATCGGCTCCAGCCAATCGAGGCTGTCGAGCACCACGGTCTGGAACCCGTGATCCTCGCGATACAGGACATCGAGCGCGTCCTGCACATCCTCATAGCTGCGCAACATGCCGAAGGTGTCGGCGCTGAGTTTGCCGAGGCCGTCCTCCGTCTGCAGGAAGATCGGCCGCGGCGCGTCGGCGGCGAGCTTGGTCTTGCCGACCCCGGCGACGCCGTAGACCAGCAGCCGCGGAGGAAACGCGGCGCCGGAGCGGCGGAGCGAGGCGAGGGAGATCGCCATCAGTGCGCCTCCTGCTTTGCGGCACGCGGCTTGGCCTTGATGACATCGACCTTGATGTCGCCACCGGCTCGCGCGACGGCTTCCGTGAAATCGTCGAGGGTCGCCTCGAAGGCCGTGACATCCTTGGCGCGGGCGATCGCGTCGCCGACGAGAGGAATGGCGACCTGGATACGGAGTTCGTGCGCCATCACGCGGCGTCCTTCTGTTCGAGGGTGTAGGAGGCGCGGCCGGTGGCGACGGTGCGCGCCGGCTCGAACACCGCACGGATGCGCGGCGGCCAGGCCGTGAAGCGGCTCTCCGGCACGCGGATCTCGGTGGTGACGTAGTCGACGGGGTCCTCGCCCCACGACATGATGGTGGCGACGGCCGCGGCCAGCTTCGGCTGGTCCCACGCCGCCTTCTTCGGCAGGTCGGCGACGACCTCGAAGCCATCGTCAGGCACGCGGACACGGCCGGTGTCCTTGCCCTCGGCGCGACGGGCCGCGGCGGCAGGGGCGCCGTAGCGAGCGTGCAGCGCGTCGTGCAGCAGGTCGGCGAGGTGCTTGGCGTCGGCCTTGAGCGCCCCGACCTCTTCCAGCAGCAGCGCCAGATGATCGACGGGCAGGCGTGCGGCCTGCGCGGCGTCCATCTCGCGCAGCTGCGCCAGAGTGGTTCGGTTGGTCATGGTGGTCCCGTTCAACGAGGTGACGCCCGGCTGGATGAGCGATGCAGGCGGCCGGGCGGGCGCGGGCATCGGCATGGGGATGGCACTCATGGGATGGTCGCCAGCTCGGCGAGCCAGAGCAGGCCCATGAAACAACCCGCCAGCAGCGCGCCACCGAGCAGCGCCCGCAGCGCCTCGCCGATCTGGTGCCGGGTCATGCGGCGCTCCGCGCGATGGCGTCGGCAGGTGGCAGCGGCCCCTGCTCGATGGCATTGCGGCGTTCGGTCCGTGCGGCATCGGTGTCCGCATCGGCGCGCGCGCTGCGCCCGACGATCTCCAGCCAGACATGCAGGGGCAGCACCACGAAGGGCGAGGTGCGGTCACGCCAGAGGAACAGCGCGTCATTCCCGCCCAGCCAGCGCTCCAGCGTGCGGAAGCCATCCCCGTCGCCGCGCGCCTTGACCTCGGCCTTCACGGGTTCGGCGCCGCGGACGTAGAGATCGACGTCAGCGCCGTTGCCGCGATACCGAAGCGCACCTGACAGCGGCACGCGCTCCGCCCGCAGCCCGCACTTCATGTGCAGGTCGACGATGGCCCGTTCGCGCCGGAGCCCCTTGTCGCGGGATGGCTTACCCATGGAGGCGAGCCCTCCGCACCGAGGCCAGTTCCGCCAGCAGGCGCTCATCCACCGGGCGGCTCGTGACGCGCGCGGCCTGGGCGACGGCGGACCAATAGCGGGAGGGGATGCCGCGGCGCCGCCATGCGCGGACGGTGACAGCCTCCACGTCCAGCACCACGGCGAGCTCGGTGGCACTCGGCCAGAGGTTGATCACCTCGGCGAAGCTGGCAGGCGGCGGGGAGGCGGGACGGCGCGCGGGGGCGGGCTGTTCCACCGGTTTCGGCTGGGGGGAGATCCTGGCGGGCATGGGGAGTAGATACGCAATGTCGCGGCACGGAAACAAGACTGTTTGTATTTGCAGAAAGCTGCTACACAATCGAGCCAGATGCGCTACATAATGAAGCGTATGGACACCTCAGCAGACCGACTCCGCCGATTCCGTGAGGAAAAGGGCATTGGGAGTGGCGCCGAACTGGCTCGCCTCGCCGGCGTGCCGGAGGCGACCTACCGCGCTTACGAAAGCGGGCGACGACCATTGACCGCGCGTGCTGCACGCGAGTTGGCGGCACCGCTCGGCATCACCTGGCAGATGCTGCTGTTCGGGAAGGAGGCGTCCCCAACGGGAATCGCGATCAACACGCCGGAGGAGGCCGCGGCCCTGCTCGGGCAACGGGTCAGCCGCAAGCCGGTGCCGCGGTCGGTTTCCAGCTACACCGGGCCATCTTCTGCCGAGGTCATCGTCATGGGCGGTGACACCTGGGCGCTTCTGCCGGTCTACGACGCTACCGCCTCGGCAGGCCCGGGCCAGTTGATCGACGGCGAGGCGGTGACCCACCGCATCGCGTTCCGGGAGGAGTGGGTCCGCACGGTCACCACGGCGCCACTCGACCAGCTGGCCGTGATCAGTGTCGACGGCGATTCGATGGAGCCCACCCTGCGGACCGGAGACACGGTGCTGATCGATTTTCGGCAGAACCAGCCCGGCGATAAGGACGGCATTTACGCGATTCGCACCGGCAATGGGCTGCAGGTGAAGCGGGTGCAGGTCGAGTTGGGCAAGCAATTGATCACAGTGATCTCGGACAACTCGGCCTATGCCTCGCAGCCACACATCAATCCGGACGATATTCATGTCATCGGGCGGGTGATCTGGCTGGGGCGGCAGGTCGGAGCGTAGACCTGCCTGTGTAGCGCTACACAATTGCACTCCCCAAACCGCTGGCGATTCGTATTGTCACGGGATGCAGCGTCCCCGACCGATCAATTCCCACCTACCGCCGCACCTCCGTGAGGTCTGCAGCATCTTGGCCGCGGGGCTTGTGCGGCTGCGCAGCCGCGCTGCCGAGGAAGCTGCGCGCGAGGCGGCGAACCAGGGAGAGAGTTGCCTCCACTTCCCGGCACCCCAGCGCCTCCATGCAACCCGGACCACCCGGAGACCCGCATGACACGCGCGACCAAGATCAAGCCCGGCATCCCGCCGGCCCCCACCATATCCGCCATTCCGAAGCAGGATGTGCCGGCGCGCCTCGCCGCGCTGCCCGGCATGCCGATCGGCGAGTTGAAGGCCGAGTGGCGGCGGCTCTTCGGCACCGAGCCGCCGCCCTACAACCGGCGCTTCCTGGAAAGCCGCGTTTCTTACCGCGTCCAGGAATTGGCCTATGGCGGCCTGAAGCGCGAGACGCTGGAGCGACTCGATGCACTCGGTGAGCAGTTCGACGGCCGCAGCATCACGCTGCGCCGCATTCGCCACGACCAGCGCCCGATCACGGGCACGCGGCTGCTGCGCGAGTATCAGGGCGTCGAGCAGGTCGTGACGGTCACCCGCACCGGCTACGAGTGGCAGGGCCGCCCGTATCAGTCGCTCTCCGCCATCGCGCGGGCCATCACCGGCACCCGCTGGAATGGTTGGGTGTTCTTCGGGATCCGGAGGGCCGGCGCATGAGTCGCGTCGCCCGCACCGACGCCACGCCTCCGCCGAAGGTCCGCAAGCTCCGGTGCGCGGTCTACACGCGGAAATCCACCGATGAAGGCTTGGAGAAGGAGTTCAACTCGCTCGACGCGCAGCGGGCCTCGTGTGAGGCCTATATTGCCTCCCAGCGCTCAGAGGGCTGGGTGCTGGTGCACGACCGCTATGATGATGGCGGGGTAGGTGGCGGCACCCTGGAGCGTCCTGCCCTGAAGCGGCTGCTCGCCGACATCGAAGCCGGCCTCGTGGACGTCATCGTCTGCTATAAGATCGATAGGCTGTCCCGCTCGCTCATGGACTTCGCAAAGCTGGTGCAGGCTTTTGACGAGCACGACGTCACGTTTGTTTCGGTCACTCAATCGTTCAATACGACCACCAGCATGGGCCGGCTCACGCTGAACATCCTGCTCAGCTTTGCACAGTATGAGCGAGAATTAATCGGGGAGCGGGTGCGCGACAAGGTCGCCGCCTCGCGTGCGCGGGGCATGTGGATGGGTGGCCCGGTGCCGCTCGGCTATCGCGTCGAGAATCGCAAGCTCCTGGTGGACGAAGTTGGCGCAGCGACGGTGCGCCGCGTGTTCGAGGGGTTCGCCGAGATCGGCTCCGCCACCAAGCTGCTGCCGGTGCTGCACGCCGAGGGGCTGCTGACGAAGACCGGCCGCCCCTTCGACAAGGGCGCCGTTTACAAGCTGCTGGGCAACCGCACTTTTCTCGGTGAGGCGGTGCACAAGGGCACGTCGTATCCAGGCGAGCACGCCGGCATCGTTCCGCGTGAAATGTGGGACCGTGCACACGCGATCCTGGTCGAGAGCCCGCGGGCGCGTGGCGCGAAGAACCGCGCCAACGCGCCGTCCCTGCTCCGCGGCCTGCTGTTCGGGCCGGACGGTCGGGCGATGTCCCCCACCCACACCCGGAAGAAGGGGCGTCTCTACCGCTATTACGTCAGTCAGGCGGTCCTGCAGGGCGGCGCCAATGACGCACCGCACCGCCGCCTTCCGGCAGGGGAGATCGAGGGGCTGGTGATGGCCCAGGTCCGCGCCCTACTCCGCCAGCCGGAGGTCATCGTCGGCACCTGGCGCGCGGCCCGAGCCGAGATGCCCGACCTGACCGAGGCTGAGGTGCGCGATGCGCTCGGGCGGCTGGATCCGCTCTGGGACGAGCTGTTCCCCGGCGAGCAGGGGCGGATTGTCCGGCTGCTCGTCGAGCGTGTCACGGTCGGCGAGGCAGGGGCGGAGATCAGGTTGAATCTGGAAGGGCTGGCTGCACTGGCGCAGGACATGGCAGCGAAGCAGGGGGCGATGGCAGCATGACCAGCGTCACGGTGATGGTGCCAATGGCGATTCGCCGCCGCGGCGGGCGGAAGCAGATCATCGGGCCGGATGGGGCGCCGGTTCAGGTCGGCGACAGCGCCAAAGGGATAGCAGAGACGCGCGGCGACCCGGCGCTGGTGAAGGCGCTAGCACGGGCGTTCCGCTGGCGGCGGATGCTTGAGGAGGGACGTTACGCGTCAATCCGAGAATTGGCTGCATCTGAGAAGATGGACGTATCTCACATCGCGCGCCTCCTAAGGTTGACGCTCCTCGCGCCGGGAATCGTTGAGGCGATCTTGGACGGGCGCGAGCCAAATGGGACGGCGTCGCGCCTCATTTCCGCAAGCACAACTGACTGGTTTGCGCAGCTGGAGACCCTGGGGCGCGCTCCCACAAACTCAAACTGGACCATGTGAGAAAGTCCAACTTACTGGCGGCACTGAGCGACTGTGTCGGCATTCCTGACCAAGAGGAAGGTCGCTGTGGAACAGGCGAGGAGGCGCTCAGGGCTCCTTTTGGCGGCGTGCCAGGTAGGTGCAGAGACCTGCCGCCATAGTCACGATGAACTCGGCATCCTCGAAGGTGGGCTCCCCGCCTTCAGAGATGTGTCGGCCCGACTGTGATGCGTAGCCCCAGAGCTTTTCCACTGCGGTGTCGAGTGGCTTGGGCAAATTCAGCCTTGAGACGATCTGACCCAGTGTCGCCTTTGGATTCCCCGTGAGTTGCTTCGCCAAGCACTCCAGGGCGTTCATGGAATGGTGAACGGCGCCGGTTAGGTCTGGCGGACGTCGGGAGATATCCCGCATCGCTTCCTGCATCTCGGCTGATGCAGTCGTGGTTCCAATCTCATCGAGCACCTCGACCGCCACTCCAGGCGCATGCTCGAACACCTCGGACCCGCGAGCGCTGATCTCACCCTGGGTCATCACGTAGCCGATGCCGTCCTTGATCAGGAGCTGGTTCAGCTTTTCCTCAAAGGTATCTGTATCCCACAGCCCGTTGGTCGGGAGCCGCTGGTAGAGAGCCTCTGCAATCTCATAAACCTGAGGCCACTCGGCCTTCGAGGTTACCAGCCAGCGCACCTCCTCCAGCACGTTCGAGGCACTCCAGTTATTCGCGTCTGGCGGCTCGAGGAGCGTCGAGCAGACCACCTCCCGCAACTGCTTCGCGCCCAGCGCTTCGTTGCCCAGCATGACCAGGGCACCACGGAAACTCTTGGGTGCATCATTCCGGACTGTGATCGGAGGCTCGGGCGCGCGATGACCGAACCTCTGAGGGAAACTTGCCATGGATCTGTGGTTTTCGGCGCTACGAGGCGGAAGAGGACTGCGAGTCGGTCTCGGTCTTTGCGGTAATCGGCACGACGTTGACGGCGAGCGTGCCCTGCTTTGGCATAGGTGCTCCATCGGGTGGTGCGATGAAGGCCGCCATCGCCTCTTGCATGAACGGGGCCGACAGCAGCTTCTTGTGCAGTGTTAGCATCCGCTTCTCGGCCTGACTGATGAAGTTTGCATAGAGTAGCGGCTTGATGGTGCAGCGATCCCCTTGCGTCATTGGGACGGACTCGCCCTGCGAGATCCGATCGCCCAGCACATGCCCAATCACGTAGGTGTCCTCGGTGATGTGCCCGCGGTTCCGCAGCTCCTTCACGTACTTCCAGACCTGATTCTTCTCCTCCATCCCGAGGGAGACACCGGGCCTCTTAAGGTCGACGATCACCAGGGTGGAGGTGCCTACCTCGTTGTGCTGCGAATCGTAGGCTGGGGTCGCGTAGAGGCCCACGCTGCCATCGGTGGTGATGACGAAGTCGGGGCGGTTCAGCGAGCCCTTCTCGTCCTTGTGGAAAATGGTCTTAATGACCTGGGTCATGCCCTGGTTTGAAGTGAACTCGATGCTTTCAAACTGGGGGCCAAAGATCCACAAGGATCGGGCGAAAAGTGGCTGCAGCTCGTGCACCTCGTCCGTCTTAGAGTCGGCGGTCTTGGCGCGGATCTCCTCGATCAACCGGAGACGCTTGGCCACCTCGTCGAGCGCGATCTTGGCGGTGGCAACAGTCCACTCGTTAAGCAGCGAGTTCCACTGGTCCATTTCGTTCGGCGTCAGGGCGTGGAGCTTTTCGAGCAGCGAATACTGGGACTGGGCCAGCTCGAGCTTCGCTAGTAGGCCCATGACCTGGTCAACCTGGGTCTCGCCGAGGCTGGGGCAGTTTTCCAGTATGTTGTCGAGCAGGCCGTTCCAGCGCTCGCGGCTGAGCGGCGGCATGGCGATGACCTGATTGCGATGGGACGCCCGGACGATGTCGCGAGTGCGGGTCCGCTTCTCCTGGGTGATGTTGTGGATCACGCCTCGGATGGCTTCCTGCACTGGGCGCTCCGTGGCCACCCATGTCGGATGGCCCGGCCGGAAATCCCGCCAGTCCTCTTGCACAGCGGGCGCTAGGAAGTCGGCGCTTACGATGAAGGTGTAGCGCTTGGCCTCCTCGGACCGGCCGTCGACGATCCGGACCTCGTCCGAGTACCGCCAGCCCGCGGTGCCCACGAGGCGGTTGTTCACCCACCAAGCGATGCCGTGCTGCTTCGAGGTGCGATCCGCGCGCTGGCTGTCTATCACGAGGATAGTAGCCACCCCGCAACCAGGGACCTCGACCTGGATCTCCTGCAGGCACTCTGCGGGGATATCGTCGAAGGTGACCTTCACACCATCGACCGACACCTCGAAGGCTGGGTTGGCCAGGAAACGCGTGCTCAGCAGTGAGCGCGCATCCGCGGCCGACAGTGCCGACGGGTTAAGGGCGAGCGCGGAGATCTCCGTGCCGTGCCCGGTTACGTCTTCGCGGCGTCTTTCCTGCACGAGGTCAATCGGATTCGAGATGCCTTGGGATACCTGGTAAACGATCTCGATGCCGTCCTTCCACGTCCTGACCCGATAGGGAGAGGAGAAGTAAAAGGCCGCGTGTCGCCCCTTACCGTTGCGGCCGTAGACAAGGCGAGGGCCGCCCTGTACGCCCTCCGGCGGCATCACCGTGGCGCCCTGGTAGCTGAGCCGATTGTAGTCGAGCGTGCGCCAGCGGATCTCGAACTCGTCCGCCGACATCCCCAGCCCGTTGTCCTCTATACGGAAGGCCGCCCCAGTCCCCCGGTCCGGCCACTGGATCTCGACCTTGGTGGCGTAGGCGTCCCAGGCATTGGCCACCAGCTCGACCAGTGCCGTTGTCGGATCGCTCATGATCGCGCCAGCGTACCGGCCGAGGAAGCGCTCGTCGAAGAGGGTTCCCTGACCGCCTGACACGTTGCTTTCCCGGATCTACGGCACGTCTTGTACAGGCACGACGAGTGATCGGCCATAGTGCGAAGGCGGGCCGCCTCGCCCGACGTCCTTCGAGCGGCCAACGTGGAAAGAGAGCTGGGCGCCGAGCGGCGCCTTGATGCAGAAGCCAAAGACGTCGACTGCGGCTTGCGAACCACCCGTCCCGCCGGTCAGCGTATGCTGGGCACGAGCGTCCGAGAAGCGTCGCATTTCGCGGCTACATCTTCAGTTGCGGCCGTCACCAAGGGCAGCGAGAGTTCGTGGCGGACCGATTGGAGCCCCAAACGCAGCGCCAACCCGAAGCGCACTCGCGCTGCCCAAGCCCTTGATTCCAAGGCGCCTTGACCTGTGGCGCGAATCGGCCAAGTCCACAGGTGCGGAGAAAAGGGAATCTCTCCGCCCCGTTCGTGCCCCGGGTTTCGCGCCGCGGCTCAACAGGCAAGCCGGGAGGACCGCGGGGAATCCGCGCATCATGGCGCAGCCATCCAGCGCAGAGCCAGTTTGTGGTGTGTGGAAATGGCGTCCCCTAGGGGATTCGAACCCCTGTTACCGCCGTGAGAGGGCGCTAAGTCGGGGCATGATAAACGCTCTGGAACACCTGGACACTCGTCAAGCCATTGATTTTACGATATACACATCCCCTATTGTCCCCGGAAGGTTCTGAGTGGATATTAGACCCTCATTAGACCAGGAGGGCGGGCGATGGCGAAGCGTGTGAAGGAAGTGGCGATGGATTCCCGGACGGCGCGGATGAAGCTGACGCCTCGCCACAAGCCTTACTTCCGGCTGCTCGCGGATGGCGTTCACATCGGCTACCGGCGCAGCACAGTGGCCAAACGGGCCGGCACATGGATGGCCCGCCGCTTTCTCGGGGCTGGCACATACGAAACGGCCCTACTCGCCACGGCGGATGACACGCCGGGTAAGCCGTCCGATGGCGTCAAGACGATGACCTTTGACGAGGCGCAGATTGCCGCGCGTGCATGGGCGGGCGGGAAGGCTGCCGCGATCCGCGCCGCAGCCGCGCAAACCGTCGCTGTCACGGTGCGATCCGCCGTGCAGGCGTATATCGCCATGCGGTTGACCCGGAGCGCACGGGCTGGCCGGGATGCGGAACTGCGCCTGGGTCATCACGTTCTGGCGGCGCCGCTGGCGGACGTGGTTCTGTCGGAACTGACAGAGAAACACCTTGCAGACTGGCAAGGCACGCTTCAACGCGGCGGACGTGGCGTGAAGGGCGATGCCCCCGCCCTGGCGCCTGCTACCCTCGCCAGACTGCTGAACGACCTACGCGCCGCCCTGACAGCCGCAGCGCGCAAAGGCAGGTTGCCTGGCGCGCTGGCGACGATCAGCGAAGGCTTGCGGGCGCCCAAAGGCCACAACCGGGCGCGGGAGAAGCAAGTCCTGCCCGATGGTGACGTGCGACGGTTGGTGGAAGCCGCATACGGAGTGGACGAGGATTTCGGCGCATTGGTGATGGTGCTTGCCTCCACGGGCAGCCGGCTGGATCAGGCGGCGAGGCTGACGGTGGCCGACCTGCAACCGGGCAACCGTCGCGTGATGATCCCGGTTTCCGCCAAGGGCCGTGCGGATAAGCAACAGGAGAAGATCGCCACGCCTCTGCCGGATGACGTTCTGGCGCGACTGCGCCCGCTGGTGGCCGGGCGGCGCGGACATGAAAGACTTTTGCTGCGCTGGCACCACGAGCAGAACGCCGGCGACCGTGAGGCCGGCAAGCTACCCGCCTGGGTGCGAGCCGGGCGCCGCCCTTGGACTGTCTCGGCGGAAATGTCCCGCCCATGGCATGCGGCGCTGCTCGCGGCAGAACTGCCCGGCGACCTGACGCCATACTGCCTTCGCCATTCCAGCATCGTGAGAGGGCTACGCGCGGGGCTGCCTGTGCGGCTTGTGGCCGAGGTGCATGACACGAGCGTTGGTATGGTGGAGAAGCACTACGGCGCCTTCGTCACGCACGCGATGGAGGATCTTCTGCGCCGCGCCGTCGTGCCGATGGCGCCGCCAGCGCCGGCAGATGTCGCCAGCCTGGACGCAGCCCGCGCCAAAGGCATCCGCGAGACGTTGGCCGGCTGACTGATCCGCCATGGCCGCAGTCGGAGCCGTGAGAATCGGCTTCGACAAGAAATGGTTGGCCGCAAGTTGACGGCGCGGCAAGCGCCCTGGAATCGAGACGGCATCGCCCACATATCGTTGCGAGGTGGGGCTAGGTTTGGCCGCCGAACGCCTGGACCTCTGCACCGGGCTGCCCCGCCGTCTTTCCATGCAGGGTGCGCAGCAGAGGCGCGACGATGCTGACTCCCCCGACCGGCTATGTCTCCTTGTGCGAAGTGGCAAAGCGGGCCGCTGAGGCACTGCATGCCCCCGCCGGCGGCACCCTAAATCTAACTGCGCAAGTGCTGTGGCTTAGCGGGATCGGCGAAGGCTGGAGTGCCGTCCTGATGGACCTGCAAGCCGATACCGCTCATGTACCGCACACGCTCCGCGCCTTCGCATGGCGCGCTGGCCAGCCGGAGATGCCAGAGATTCCAGCCGCATTCTGGCGGGGTCACTACACGCGCGAGCTGCGGCGGATCGATCACGCATCGTGGGCAGGGCAGGGTTGGCGCGTGGAAGGCGTGCCCGCACCTACCCCCGACATGCGCGCACATTTCATGTTCGAAGGCGAATGGGCCTTGCCGCTCGTGCTCGAATCCGACGCGGACGCCTTCATGCAGCGGATCGCGGGGGCGCCGGCCGCGCAAGAAGACAAGGAGCACGCCGCGGAAATCGCTGCGACGCCCCTGCCGGGTGACGGAGAGGGTGGGGAGGAAACGGATTCGCCGGACGACGCATCTGTCGTCGCACCGGTCGCACCCCCACGGGGGCGTCCGAACAAAGGCACTCCGAAGATTCTTGAGGAATACCGGCGACGGGCTGCTGCTGGCGAGGCCCTAGGCAACACGAATGCCGAGGCCCGCCATCTGCTCGTTTGGTGGCGTGGGTTGTCCCCCGCCACAACAGTAACCCCTGTCAGAAAAACTATTGCAGCGGGGATCAGCAAGCTGCGGGCGGCGGCCCGAAAATCGGCCTGAAAATCGGCCTGAAAGTATCCTGCGAAAACAGCATATTAAGCTGTTTTTTGGGACGCGGGCGGGTGCCATTTCCTCTGAAGCATTGGGGGCTGCCCCGGTGCCATCCCAGACGAAAGGCACCCCTATGCGCTCGACCACCTCCACCAACCACCCCACACACCAGCACCGTCCGCCCGAAGCGCGACTCGGCTACACGATCCCCGACGCGATCGCCTGTTCCGGCCTGTCGCGCTCGGGCCTCTATCGCGAGGCGGGCGCGGGTCGCCTGCTGTTCCGCAAGCTCGGCCGTAAGACCATCGTCGATGGCGCATCGCTGGCGGCGCTGGTCGCATCGCTGCCAGTCGCGACGATCCGCCCCTCCCCCACCGTTGCCTGAAAGGAGCGCCGCCCCCGGCGAAGCAACGCCAGGGACGGCAAGACACACAATGTCAGACATCAAGCCAGATAGCGCGCCGCCTGCGCGGCCGCAATCGTTCACCCCAAGCAAGCAAGCCCTTGAAATCGCGGCGCGTGTGGCGGCACGCCCGCCGGCAGACGGCCCGCGCGATCCGTGGCCCGAGCCGGAGGTGCATCGGCGCGTGAGGGAGGACGCCGCGCACTACGCACTCCTACTCGCCCGCCTGCGCGCCCTTGCCGCAGACGCCGCCGCGCACGCCCAATGCGCTCACATCGCCCTTCGCCTTGCACGCGCAGAGGAGGAAGATGCGGACGGAAAGGGTGACTACGCCTGGGATGAGGCGAGGGAGAACGCCTCCCATGCTAATTTTCTGGCCGATGGGCTCCAGGCGACGGCGGACGCCATCGCGGCGCGAGACGCGGCCCCTGGCAATGAGGGATGGGCAGTGCGCGCCTCCATCATCGCGCTGCCGCTGTCGCGCCGCTACGCCTTGGTGCCCTTTCACGACAGGGGCACTCCGTGAACCCCGCCGCCCTGGACCTGCTCGGCGCCCTGCCGTCGCCCGCCCCCATCATGTCCGACGCGCTGCGCGACCTTCTCGGGCTTTCGCCGGGCGATGCCGCGCCCATCGCCGCGGATGATCCCGCCACCGTCGCCGCGCTGCGCCGCAGACTGTGGGCGGCCGGCTACCGCCCGCTGGCAGTGCGCACGGGCGGGAAGGCCCCAGCCGGCCTAGCCTGGCAGAACCGCGCCCGGCGCGATCCTCCGGAAGCTGCCATCGCACCCGCCGATGCCGACACGCTCAACACGGGCATCCTGTGCGACGGGCTGCGGGTGCTGGACATCGACGTTGACGACGATGCGACAGCCGGCCGCATCGAAGCCCTGGCGGTCGCCTGGCTCGGCGCGGCGCCCGTGAGGTGCCGCGATAACAGCGGCCGGCGCGCGCTGGTGTATCGCGCGGCCGAGGGCGAACCCGGGAAGCGGGAGCTTGCCGGAACAGCGGGCAAGGTGGAAGTGCTTGGGCGCGGGCAACATGTCCTCGCCTTCGGCCTGCACCCCAGCGGCGCGCCCCTGCGGTGGCGCGCTGCGCCGCTGGAAGCGGTGCAGCGCGCCAATCTGCACGCCGTCACCGAAGAGGCGCTGACGGGCTTCCTCGCGGCCGTGGCGCCGATCATCGGGGCAGGGGCGGCCGAGGCGTCTGCGCCTAATGGAGAGCGCGGCGCCGCCGATCCGGCGGGCTTGCTGGCGCCGTCGCCGGAGTTGCTGGCGGAGGCCATCGCACATGCGCCGAACGATGGCAGCCGAGAAGGCTGGATCCGCATGGGGCATGCGATCAAGGCAGCCGGCGGCACGCTGGACCAATGGGCGGAGTGGTCGGAACGGCACCAGCCCGAAGACTCCGAAGACCTGGCGCGGCGCTGGGCTGGATTTACCCCGCCCTTCGCCGCGGGCTGGCCGCAGATCGGGCGCCTGGCACGCGCGGCAGGGTGGCTGGGCGCTGTTCAGCATGAATTCGGGCCGGCGGTGGCGCTGTTGCACCAGCAGGCCGAAGCGGCGGCGTGCGAACGCCGCTTCGGTCGGCTCCGCCTGCGGAGGGTCGCGGACGCGGCGGAGGCGGAGCCGCGCGACTATCTGGTGAAGCAGCTCATGGCCCGCGGCGAGTTCTCGGTATGGTGGGGGGCACCGAAGGCGGGCAAGAGCTTCCTCGTGCTCTATGCGGCCTGGTGCATCGCGCTCGGGCACGCCTTCATGGGGTTCAAGGTGAAGCGGCGCCGCCGCGTGCTCTACATCGCGGCCGAGGGCGAAGGCGGCTTCAACGGGCGCGTTCAGGCACTCGCACGCGAGATCGGCGACCCAGGCGAGTCCTTCCGCTTCATCGCACAGCCGGTGATGGTCGGGCCGCCGGGGAATGACCTGCGCGACGTGATCGCAGCAGCACGCGACATGGGCGCCGACCTGATCGTGGTGGACACGCTGGCCCGCACTTTCGGCGACGGCGACGAGAACACGGCGCAGGACATGAACGGGTTCATCGCCAAGTTGGACATGCTGCGCGCTGAGACCGGCGCGCATGTGCTGGTGATCCACCACGGCCGGAAGGACGGCGGCGACCTCCGTGGCTCCGGTGCGCTCGCCGCGGCTGCGGACCTCATTTTAAAGGTCGAGAGGGGCGCGGCGCAGGAGCCGAGCGCCGCCACGGTCGAACGTGCGAAGGACGACGCGGACGGGCGTAGCTTCGGCTTCAAGCTACGGGCGGTGAGCCTCGGCACGGATGAGGACGGCGACCCGCGTTGGACCTGCATCGCGGAGCCGGCGGCGCTGGCGGCCGGCGGACCCGGAAGCGCGCCGAAAGGTGTAGCTGCCGCGGTGCTCGACCGCATCGCCGAGATTGCTACCGCGGAGGGTGTCGCACCGGAGTCCGTCGAGACGGGCGGTGCCCGGGCAATCGGCCGCGACAGGCTGCGCGAATCTTGCGAGCACCGGCCGGTGAGCGATGCCGCTAAACCCGACAGTCGGGAGAAGGCGCTCCGCCGCGCGCTGATGGTGCTGGATCGGGCAGGGCACATTGGGACAACCGCGGATTGGGTATGGATTCGGCGGAGGGCGGGGTCTGGCGCTCCATCGGGCACGGCGAATTGATTTTCACCCAGTCTCCCGGACAGGGGGCGTGGACAGACGGACATATCCTAGAGATATGTCCTGTCCGTCCGCTCCGTGCCCCGGCGGACGGGAATGGACTGTCCGCGGACTGTCCGGGCTTGTCCGCTTCCTCCACCCCTGCCCGCACCATCAGAAACAGGGCCTCGGGACGGTCCCACGGAACCGCCCGAATCGGATAACCAGTTAAATCAGCCGACCGGCCGAAATGCCGGGTTGGGCGAAAAATACCAGAAGCGCGATTCCTGGCCGCGGCCCCCTACATCATCGCTTTCTGGCGTCATCGCGACGCCGCCGGCCGCGGCGGGCCGAAGCGCCAGACTCCTGAAATCAGCCAGCGCACCACCACGACGCGAGGGGCACCCCCCCCCCCCCTGCCAGCGTTGCAAAAAAGTCGGACAACCAGTAAGTTATTTTCGCGGTGTTCTTTATCGTTTCACGTGTCATGGAGGTTTGATCTGATGCTGAAATGGCTTTTTAGAAAGAGAATTCAAAGGACGGCTGCGATCGAAAATTACTTAACACTGTTCAGTACTGACGAACTTTTATACTTAAATGACATCGCAATTATCGGAATTGAGATGCGGGTGAGTCGGAGAAACGGCGACGTGATGCGCGATATTGAAATTTCTGCGTTCATCATTGCTGCTGTGAGCGCTCGAATGGGTAAGGTTCCCGAAACTATCGTAGGTCTCGCTTCGGCGCGAACAGCGGCTAGATTGGCGCTTGCGGGGAAGATTAGTGCAATGGCAAAAGCAAAAAATATGCAACCTTTTGATAGGATGAGCGCACTCAGTGATTTCCGTATTGGAATTGATTATTTTTCTAGTAAAGATGAATTCCGTCTCAGTCTTCACGTGAGCATGATTGGTCGAATATATGACGATGGAACTGCTGCAAATCTCCTTCCAGAACTAGATGACTATGGCGAGGGACAAGCCTGGGAGGCTCAGTGGCGACGCGCAACATCCTGATTTTCGGCAGCCTTATTTGCGCCAGACGACACTGCGGGTGATGGCTGATACCAAATCCCGCGGATCGTGACCGATCCGCCCTCAGTCGCCGGCGCCCGCATTGCCGGCCGCAGGTTCCGGTCACTGGGATTTGGTATGAGGCGCGCGCAAAGAGTCACTGCGATCCGGTGGATCAGGCAGGACTTCGTTCCTATGGCGGTGGTGGGAGCTGCCTACCCTCAGGCGCGATTCTCAACGTCCATGAATCGACTCGAATTTTGTCGGATCGTCCGTCACTAGATTCGATCGCGCCCCAGAACGACTCCCCCGGGGGTGGAGGGGGGCGGGCACCAGTGGGAAGCGGCAAGGGCGGCGCCGATGCGGTAGGATGCCCTCCACCACCTATCTGAGACACGCCCGATGCCCACCCTGCCCGCACGCAACATGCGAGCCACGATCCGAGCCGCCGCCGAGCTTGCCCGGCTAGGGCTGGTGCTGGAGGCGCGCGGCGCTGGCCGGCGGCGGCGTTCGCTACGCCAGGTCGCCGCGATCCTGAATGAAGCCGGCATGGCCGGGCCGGGGGGCGGGCAATGGTGGCCCGAAGGCGTGCGGCGGGCACTCGCTCAGGCGGAGCGGGCACGGGCGGCGCTGGTCGGCTGGTAG